CTTGAGGACTATTAGTTGTAATAGTGTCATGCAATTCAGCAAAGAATTCTGCCTGCTGATAATCTGTCATCTCCCAGAAAGCTTCTGCCATAAGACGTGGAGTGATATTAACTTGAGTTTTAACTTCAATCATGTTGTTTTCTCCTCTCAGTAAGTGAAATTCATATAGCAAAACTCCCTCTTGGTAGAGGGAGCAGAACTATGGGAACTTAAATGAGAACCTTCGAAATATCGGTGTAGCTCTGAGTATTGTCTTTGTTCTGCCTTACCTTCGTGACAATGATAACTTCCATTCCCTTGGAGTTCTCCACAATCTCACTGAGTTTCGAGAAACCAAGAGATTGGCCCAGCGGTTTCAGGAAGTTCTTGAGTTTCCCTTGTCCAAATTCATTGTCCAACATGAACAGGACAGAACCTTCTGCACCAGCACTGAGAGGTTCATCATTCGGATTGGAGAGTTCCAGAGTCTCAAGAAGTTTGAACCTAAGTTCCATAGAGGGATGCTTGTTAACTTCCTTTTGTTTCCAGTCGATGATAACTTTGTGGGCGCCGGCAGGATAAGTACCAAACTCAGGCAGATCAGCCAGATCGTCAAGGGAGGAATCGAGGAGGTTGTTGATGTCGGACATTTTGTTTCCTTTACTTTTCAATTAAAGATGGATTGGTTGAGTACATACCTAGTGAGGCTGTCCGGTATGTTGGACTTTACAAAACAGTTTTCCAATCTTCAGCGAGTACGTCAGTTTGGGAGGCAAGCCAAGGAACTACTTTTTCATCTGCAGTCTTCATGTCGATATGAGGACAGTAATTAATTATAGTTCCTTCTGGATAAATACCGAGAAGAGGAGCACGGTTTACTTGGAATACAGAGCCTGGAACAAGAAATATAAACATCCCTTTCCCATTCCACCCTGCGCGAGCAACTTTCTTTCCAGCTTTAAGTTCTTCAACAGCTTGACCAAAGTTCATTTTGAATCTCCTTCTGTGGTTGATAAAATTAGTCTTCCAGTTCTTGTTCAATCAGTTTAGCGTAACCAATGATGTCGGTCCAGCTATCCTTGTAGTTCGGGTTTCCATTCAGGATGCGGCCCAGTTTGTGGGCAATCATCTCAAGAGATTCTTTCATTTCAGGACTCAAGTTATCCCAGTTTGGGGAAGTTTTCATCGAGTTCTTGATGTTCTGAGTAATGAAAGAATGGGTAGGGAAGTCTCCATACTGAGAACCTCGCTGCTCCAGAATCTGTTCAATCCTAGGATGTACTTTTTTAGTTGCCATATCTTAAGTTCCTTTCTGTTTCTGTGCAAGTTGCAATTTCTGTAAAGAGGTAAGTGCTTTCTCTCCTTGGCTTTGTGGTGCTGTGTTAGGTGAAGTGAAGATTGAAAGTAGTGTTGGCTTATCTGAGTCCTCCATTCTGACATCACTGCGAGAGCCTGTCAATACCTGATTGGAATATGTGGTAGATGAAGCGAATACATGCTTCTTGTTCTTGAGTTCACAGTAGATTACATGATCGAAATACTTTGCAGTATTACGTGAGAACGAGGTGGTTCCTGCAACTGGTACAAGTTTCTTCTTTCCATCCTCCATCTCTGTTTCTGTTTCATGGGTGATGCAGACTACATTGTAGCGAGCTTGCTGGATTTGGGAGAGAACTTTATCGAGAAGTTGTCCTTGGTTTCGATAGTCACTCCACTCTGGTTTGTAGAGTTCATCTTGTGTTTTGGTAAGATGATTCATCGCGGAATTAGAGAGTTGGGTGAGAGAATCAATTACAAGAATCTCATCTTGTGCAAGTTCATTGAGACATACAACCGAAACGGGTGCGGAATCTTTCTTACAGATCGGACACGTAACTTTACCGTGCGCCTCACATATTTCGACCTTGTTTCCTGTGATAACCTTAAGTACAGTTTCGATAGCGATTGGATAGATCTTTGTATCTGGAATCGAGATAAGTTCGATGTTTTCTTGTTGAGGTAGCGGAAGTTTGAGGAGAGTTTGGAAGCCATTTTCTAGGTCCAAGTATTTGAGTTTGAAATGAGAAGAGAGTCCTCCAACCAGTTCAGTCTTACCTGATTTGGGTGGGCCGAATACAAGGACTCGATGTGTTTTTGATGGAAGTTTGGAAGAGAGTTTCATCTCAGGCTACTCCACAGTGTTTGACAATAAATCCGTAAGTTCTATTAGGTGTATCAAGTAAGCCTTCCTTAGATGGATGAGGATCGTGTACGATTACACCGTTTTTTCCTACGACACTATGATAAGTGCCAGGAAATCTTGGACTCTCATCAGATATTTCGTGGTAAATATCGCAGCCGCCTACACTTCTGTGCCAGCTAAAATAGTTTTCGTAGTCGAAATTCGCTACAGAAAAGAATGACAGTCCCATTGGGTTGAGAAACTCATTAACTCTTTTATGGAAGATAGGTGCATCGATCTTATCATCTAGAGTGGCATCCACCAAAAAGTGGGGAACTTCTTTAATGGGTAAATCCAGAAGAGATGCAATAGTTGCTCTAAAACAGTCACCTCTTACATCAGTCTCAGGGTCATGGAGAAACTCTTGGTCCACTGGTGTCATGATTTAGGCTACCTTTCTAAGTTGAGAATCAAGTAAGTCTTGCAATGTGATTTCAATTTGGAATTCTTCTACCTTCTCCATCCCATCTTCATATACATCAGTTAGTACCTCTGTTGAGAGAGTGCAGAGATTCAGGTATTTGCATTCCCTGTAGAAGTTATAACAGGATTCTCCATGCATTGGAAAGACTCCTGCTTCTTCATACATCTTGATTACTTCAATATCAAGAAGGAGTTCCCTGATCCAGAGAGCGCGCTGGAGATAGGACTTATCAAACGGGAGAGGATGGTACTCGAAAGTTTTGGTTACATATACTAGATACAGGACTTCATAACTACTCAAATCTGGAAACAACGCGTCTAGTACAATGGAGTAACCAATTGCTTGAGAGGAATTCTTGTAGGTTGCTGGGTTCATACTGGCGGAACTAGTAGTTTTGAGTTCCAGTACGAGCACTTTCCCACTAGTTTTATGTTGGAGAACTACATCAACAAAACCGCGATACTTGAATCCATCCTGAAAACTGATTCTGAATGAGAGTTCCACTGCTGGTTTACCTTGGTATTGTACCAGCTCATAGTCATCTAGGAATCCCTGTTCTCGCAGGGCTGCAAACTTCTGGACCGCGAGGACACCATACCAGAAACTCTTTACCTGCTTTGGGTTCTCCGCGAGAAGATCTGGTTTCCACATAAGAAACATTTCCCACATTACCTGATCTGGATTCATTCCTGTGAGAGTACATTGGATTCCATGCCCTACAATGTGGCCAAATGCAAATGTAACTGAGGAATCAATATCTTCTAGAGTTTCTGTGGGAGCTTGCAGCTTGTCAAGTTGAAATCTGCGTGGGCAGGAATGGAGAGTTAGGAGGGAGGAGTATGAGAGATTCAGGATTCTGGGATCGAGAGATTGCATTGTGTGCCTCAACTAGATGTAAGAAGACTTGTGAGTCAGTCAAGTTTAGATAGGAGCAGAGCCTGTGAATCTCTATGTTGTATAGGTAAGATGGGAGAGAGAAGATAGGCTGCTGAGACTGAGAGAAAGGCCCTAAAAATTGGATCAGATACTTGCATTTAAACCCGTCGAGAGAGTATAGAATCTTGTGATGTTTTACATACAATTCAAAAAATAATTCCAAAGGAAATAAGGAATCAGAGGTCATCAACTCCGATAGACTTAATTGACTTGCCTTTCTTTCCTGAAGAGATTGAGACAGCGATTGCAGTCTGAGTCTGGCGAGAGAGTCCATTGACAATTACTCCGATTTCCTCTTCACTCAACAAAGTAACAGCATCTGGATCTTGTTTGATTGCTCGATGGATTTGTTGGAGAAGAGTTGGAAGAGATGGATGGGAACTTAGTAAGGCTTGTTCAAGTTCTGCAATCTGCATTTGGATTTGGGTACTCATTTAGAATGCTCCTAGTTGATAGACTGGATAGTAAGTTAATACAAAATGGATGGTGTTTCCATCTCTTTTATAGGTGAGTTTTGCTTTCTTGTATGCTTCTGAGGTTAGGAGTTTGAAACCAAGATCCTCATCCTTTCTTTTGATTACCGCTTTGATGATGCGGCGGTGCAGAATTGTGGGCGCAACTATCTTACAACTTCCTTGTTGTTTTATTTGGTTCCAGATTGGCTGGTACTTAGATGGTGCGTATACTTGAGCCATTTCCCTTTACCACTTCAATCAAAGTTAGGTGTCTGACTCGTCTTTGTTTTGTTATAAGATGAGGAGTAACTACTAGAACAGTTTTACCTTGATTGAGGAGGAGCTCTATATAGAGTCTTTGTTGAGTAGACTTGCCTAGACGATTGTACATTCGATTCTTTCTTAAGAGGTCTTAATGAAAAAGCCTTGGGATTGCCAAGGCTTCAGGATTAAATCCTCTTTCTCTTTTGGAGAAACAGAATCTTAGAGAGCAGCCAGCAGAGCAGCTTCATCTTGTTGCAGAAGAGTGTCAGCCTTGTTGATGAGGAATTCAACGCAACCTTGGAACTGTTCCGCATTGGGACTGGAATTGAGATAAAGCGCTAGTTGTCCTTTGAGAAGATTGACAACAGGTTTGTTGGTCTTAACCTGAGCAAACTTATTGAGGAGAATCTTCGCAGCATTGCCAACTTGTTCAATGTAATCTTTGCTGAATTCCTCCCAGACTTCCTTCGGAATACCACGGCCCTTACGTTCTGCTTGCGGCAGATTCGCAATAACTTCCCAGCCCAGTTGATCAATCGGAAGTTCCGTAAGCTTTTCATCATCCGCAAGAATCTCACGGGCGCGCTGGAAAACAATATCAGAGACTGCTTCTTGCAGCAGTTCCAACTGCTTGCCACCAGCTTCCAGAATTGCAATGATTCCTTCCACACTGGGAACAGGAATCTTAGTTTCAATGGTGGGACGCTTGGTTTCCAGACCAGTCGCTTCATCTTTGATGGTACGGAACGAGAACTTCACATCTTTGAAGTCAACTTTGTTGTCGAAGTTTGCTTGGATGGTTTCGGTCATTTGGTTACTACTCCTTACTCAGTTTAATTGGATTGGTACTGCTTGGGTTTTGTGCTAGCACTCTGTTGTTTCAGAGTGTTGCCATCATAAGGGATTGGTAGGAGGGTGTCAAGTGCCTTCGGTTGGTTTAATTAGTTTCAGGTTTTATCTCTTTGTATACTGGAGCATAACGTCCTCTCTTAATTGGAGCTAAGATACAACGTAAAAGACAGTTTTTACCCTTCTCAAGATCACAGTAATTACACAAATTAAACACTTTTTTATTTTGAGGAATCATCTTAGGATAGATTGGAATGTATTGTTTCTTGGTGGTAGGGTGGATCATGTTGATTCTCCTTTCATTAGGTTTTCAAGATACTTTGCTTCTTCTTCCGGTTCCATCTCTCCTGCAAGATACCTCCGCTCTGTTTCATCTTCATATCCAAAACCTAGTTTGTCTTGGAA